ATCAATTGAGCACGAAACTCGGTCGGCACGAGATAGCCGCCGTCGCTTCCAACCGTTTCGCCGAGCGCCCGGTTCTCTTGTTGTTTTGCACAGTAGGCCATCCAGTTCCGAAGTCTTTCCGGCATCTGTCCTTTGCGAATGGATGCAAGATACACGTCTCTGGCGAATTCGCCAAACGACCGATAGCCGCCCGTCTTTTCAAAGACGTCCTCGTTCCGGCCTGAGTTCTGCTGAAATTGCGATGCATTTCGGCGAACGATTTCTTCAATCATTTCCTGCAGTTCTTCTCGGCGAATGGCGATATTCTCCGGCGCCGACATCGCAACCGGCCGAGCCACGTCGCCGGCTTGCGGCTCATACTCTTCAGCAAGACCCCTTCCTATCATGTCTTTGGCGTTATCGTCATCGACGTTGACGATGAATCCGACAGGAAGAAGAGTCCCGTTATAGTTCCATTCTTTTTTCAGTCGCAGTTTCATAATCTTATTCTCCGTTAAATAGGTTTCTCTTTCGCGGTTTCTTTTTTCCGCTGCATTTTTTCACTTTCATGGCTGGCCTCCATACGAGAGGGTTTCCGCTTTCACTTCATTGGCTCTTTCATCTGCGCCGTCATTCGCCTAACAGTTTTTTATCAGTCTCCGGCGGTCAGACGCTTGAAAGTCTGCCGTTTATCTCAATCCTCGGAATCACGATTTCGAGTTCCTTCGGCTGTATTGACCGCTCCTCAGGCAGCAGGTCTTGTACGCACACATACAGCCGCTCTCCTGCCTCTTCGGCGGTTCCTGCTGATTCGTTTTGTTTTTTTTCTTCTTTCTTTTCATTCTCGCCTATCGCTTTCAACAGTTCATTCCATCGCTCATTTTTGAGCGTGATTTTGCGTTCGGATATGGCTACCGCCAGACTGTCCGGGTTGGCCGGGACACAGACCGGCGAAAACTCAAGCAATTCCCATTCGTCATAAACTGTCTTGACCTCTTCGAGTTCAGGGTTCTGCTTGATTTCATCCGGCGTTGGCTTATGCGAACGAATCGGCAGGAAGCCGACCGAAAATGCGTTCAAAAAACCTTCGCGGTAGAGATTCCAGATTTCATCGGCAAAGTCCGTTTTTGCAAATCGTATTTTTGCGCGAACGGATTTTGGCATTACTTTCACCCAGAGCGCTTTTCCGATCGGCGGTTCGCTGTCATTGTGCGACCAGAGAACGACCGGATTTTTGACGTAGTTTTCCAATCGGACGCCTGCCGGGTTCAGAATCGTTTTGTAGCGATCAATCGAATCCGTCGATATATCCGCAATAACCGTTCGCTCATCGGAATTGATTTCCGACGCCCTGCAGCAATCCACATAGCAGATTTTTTGTTCCTGTTCGATGGCTTCTGTCATTTCCATTTTCTGTTTACTCCTTGATTATCGGGACGATGGCACATCGGCATTTCGGATGGAGCGGCGGGTGGTCGACTTCTTCGCCGAGTGCCGTTCGGAATGTTTCTGATAGTCCGATTCGTTTGCCGTGCATGGACTGGCAGAGTTCGCAGCAGCGGCTGTCGGCGGACGAATCCCACTGTTTGGCTTCGACGACTTCGGACAGTTCCCACGCCTTTTGTGCCGCCTCATTATGTGCCCAGATTAACTCGGTTCTTGCGATGGCCTCTGACTGTTCTTTGATATTGACGGACTGTCGGATTTTGGATGCGACCTGCGCGGCGCCTGCGCCGGCTTCGATTCCTTCTGTGACCGCCGCTGCGATTTTGCTTCGGGCCGTCTTCGCCATTTCTTTGAAGAACGGCGACCGCTTTTTCAGCGCCTTTTCCATCGCTTTATCCGAAGCGTCGATTTTCGCCTTCGGGTTCAATTCGCCGAGCACCTCCGCCGCCTTGCTTATCATCGCCCCTTTGAGGAATGGAGCGATTTCCATTTCAAACGATTTCGCCCATTTGTCGATAGGCAGCCGGTTGATGTATTCCCGGAGGCCTCTTTCCTCTTTGGCAAACGCGCGGTTCTTTGTCTCTTCTTCGAGATAGATTTGCGCCGCCTCGTTCAGAATGCGATGGTAGACGACTGCTATTTGTGCGTGGAGTGCCCGCATCAGGAAATCGATTTCAATTTCCGCCGTCGTTTTGCGGACTTCACGCGCCGGCACAGATTCAGTCTCTTTCGTTTTTTCGGAAGCAGTCGGAATCGTGACCGTTCCAAAAGGCCCGGTCGGCGAATCGCCCCAGTCTACAGGCGGCAGACCGTCTTTGGCCCGCTCCTCGTTAATCGTGCTGTAGTTCGTCGACAAGTGGACTTGCAGTTCTTTCAACCGATATTCTTCATCCTTCGGAGCCGGGTCATCAAAAGCCAGATAAAGACCCGCTCCAAAATGCGGGACGAATTGTTCGTTTAGTTTCTGCTCAACCATCCGCAGGCGCGGCGATATGGTATAATTCTTCCACAGTTCCAGCGAAGCGTACGCGTTTGCCCTGCTCACCTCCTGAATCAGAACAAAGGACATCGGAACGCCGAAGATGGCGCAGATTTCCTCAAGGGCCGCTTTTCGCCCCTGCAGATAGTTCATTTCGCGTGGCGTGATGCCGAAAGGCGTTAATTTGGCCCCTCCGGAAAGAATCAGAACGCCGCCTTGATTGTCGACGCCGGTAAAACGCGATATGCTTGTTTCGAGCCGCTGCCGCTCTTCGTCGGATACGAAGGACTCCGGCGGTATCTCAAGCACTGCATCAGGCCGCCCCCCTTTTCGGAAAAGCGTAATTTCCAGCCGATTCATCGAGTCCAGCATATCGGCTGCCTGCTCGGCGGCCATCAGCGGCGATGAGGATCCCCAGAAATCCAGCAGAGAAGGAATTTGAAAATAAACCACTTCATCCGGATTCAAGATAAGTTTATTGACGCCTTTTCCGTAATGAAATGCTTTGATGCCATTCTTTTCATCCGGGATAACTTGCACATCGGATGCGACGAGCGGCCAGATATTGATTATCTTTTCTCCGTCTTTTTCCAGATACCAGAACGCGCGGCCCAGCGTCTCCAGATGCGAAAAGGTGATATATTTCAGGTCGTAAGCGTTCTGCCATGGGTTGACGTTCCGCAGGAGGTCAAGAATCGGATGCGAAAGAATCTCCTCAAACTTTTCAGTTGCAGGAGCGATTTCGGCGAGCTTTCGAACAAGACGTTCGTTCTCTGATATGCTTAACTTTCTCGAATTACCTTCACCGCCGGCTCCACTTCGTCTATAAAGCCGCAGCGGGACTTGAGAGCATGCGGACACATTCCGCTGGATACAGGCGTAGACCCACGATTTGTTTTTTTCGAGCAGTTCTTCCGGAGTACTGGCCCGCTGCCAGCAGGAATTGAAGAGGGTCGAAAGCCATCGGAACGATGGCTTATGCGGAATCTTTCGCAATTTCTTAAGCCATTTCATCATAAATGCAATATGGATTCGCAATTTCTGATTTGTCAAGAATCATTTTCAATTTTTTTTGCAAATGGAATAAAGGTTGCCCGCACCGGCTTGCCAAAAATTTTTGTCAAGGCGTAGCGGGCTGCATCGATGGCATGGTCACAGAATTTGACCGGGATTTCCTTCGGCGACCCATCCGCCGCCGTCGCCCATTTGTAGAATTGAAACTCTTTGATGAGATTGACCGAGCCCTCTTCAATGAAAATCTGATATTGTTTCATCCGCTGAATGCCGTACAAAACGCTGTCCGGGCCTTTGATGGCCGGAACGCAGTTCACGCCATAACTTCTTATTTCATCGATACTTTTCGGTTCCGCACTGTCCGCGACAAACAAGCAGTTCCTGTGTTTGCGCTGAATCGACAGGCAGATATCCGCGATTTGCCGATTCTGCAAATGCGGTCTGTAGAGGTGCTCTCGCAGATAGAGCGAATCGTTGCGAATGACGACCTCCACAATCGCCGTCGGGTTCGCCGCATAGCCGAAATCGAGCCCGAAGATTCGTTCCTTGCCTTCGTCCATTTCAGGAAAGTCAGGCGTGATTTTCCAGTTCGTGAAAACAAGCCCTTCGATTTGTCCCCACAGACCGAGTGCGTAAATCTGATAATAGTTCGCGTCTTCGGACTTGAGCATTTCCAGCCGAGCGCGGTAGTCATCGTCAATAAACTGGTTATCCTTCGACGTCGAACGCATAATCGTTGCAAAGCACTGCTGTTTATATTGCCGCGAATGAATCGAGCGTTCGACTCGATTCCATGTCTCGATAATCCGGCCCTGCTCTTCGAGTTCTAAGAAGAAATGTTTGTAAATCCATGAATGGATATTGACCGGGTTGAATGTCAGAATGATTTGCTTGTAATCCCACGTTTTGCCGCGAAGCCGCAAATCGACTTGTAGAAAGTCTTCCTGCGTAAACTCGGTCGCTTCTTCCATCCAGACCGACGTGATGCCGTGAATGGATTTGAGTTTTTCGGGATTGTCAAGCCCCATAAATATCAGTTCGTTTCGGTAGGGCAGTTCGATACTCATCTGCGTTTTATTTTCTTCGCAGATTTGCCAGAGATTCCAACGGTGCAGCCAGCTCTTGACTTCCTCATAGGTGGACTTTCGGACGGCTGGCATGGTCTTTCGCAGAATGAGGATTCTGTGCGAGCGGTTTTTCTGAATGCCATAGAGCAGGCGCAGAATGCATTTTTGAGCCGCTGCGACGGATTTCCCGCTTCCGGCTCCGCCGTAGAGAATCAGATAGCGGTCTGTGTTCTTGAATATCGGCAAGAAGGCCTTGTTGACGTGATGAATCGCAGCGCTTGCGTCGATTTTAATCATACGTCTTTCGATTCTGCTTCTTCGCCATCTTCCGTAACTTCTTCAGGCAATTTGAGCGGTTCGATTTCAGCGGGCGGAAGAGCCGACACCGGCTCATCGAGAACTGGAAGCAATTCTTGCGGCAGATTGATCGAAATGTCCACGTTGCCGATAAGCCCGCTCAGTCGGTCTTTCCAGCGTTCTGGACTTCGATTTTTCAGATAGAAAATCATCGCCGTCACGTTCGGCGGCATCTGGCGGCTGATTTTTCGCAATCGCGTCCTGCCTTGGCTGTCTTTCTCGGCTATCGTATCTTCGTATTCGTACCCAAGTGCGAGGTCTACGAGCCGGCGTTCGATTTTTTCCGTGTCGTACTCGTCCCGGCCTCGAACGATGGCCTCACGGAATGCCGGATAGGCTCTCATCCATTTGTAGATTGTATCGATATGAACACCAAAGATTTGTGCCAAGTCAGATATTCTGGCGCCATTCCGCGAACACGCATTATAAGCGATCGCGTTATAGTCTGGCTTGAAGATTTTTTTTCTGCCTTTGGCCATATTTCCTCTTTTTTTCGCTTAGATTAATAGACAATATCTACTTTTATTTTATTCGAACATGCCGATAAAACGCACCAGAATCGCTTCCAATCGATTTTTAATTTTTACCTGTATCGCCAGTAGGGTCAAGCATAGTTTTCGCAATTGCGCCAATGCCAACCGGGTCGGTTTTAATTTCTTGCGTTCGTTCATGACCCGAAATACATCCTTACTGCTTTCAGGAGCGAATCCGGTGTGAGTGTGTCTGGCGCATACGAGAAACCTTTGACCGATTCATGGATAACCATCGCGCAGCCCTCCGAGCACCATGCTCTTTTTTTTGCAGGTCTGACATATTTGGCCCAGCCCCAGAGGGCCGGTCGAATTGCAGCAAGGATTTTGCTGTCTCGACCAACAAGCGGTTCTTCGTCTGCGAACGATAGCAGTCCGATTAAATCATATTTCCAGTGGTTACGCTTGTCATAGACGATAAGCCGTTTGTTCTTCAGACTTGTTTCGTAGGATTCAACAGCCCAGTCCCGCACTTGATAAGTCTTGTTGGTCAGACCGGCCAGAACGCATGCGGCGGCGAACGAAATGTCTTCTTCGTCATCGGTCAGCGGGACTGGGGCCGTCTCCCAGCGGGTCGGATGCGTGTAGGTAATTTTTTTGAAACGGGCCCCTTTGACGTGATCGGCCAGCGTGAACGAAAAAGAAACCGAACCGTACCGCTGACTGAATTGAAATTCGGAGTGGGTCAATTTGCTTCGCAACTGGATGAGCCGGTCGGTGAGCGTTTTTTTTACGCCCTGCTTTTCGGCGGCATCCGGGTCATATCCGCGAACAAAGCAATCTGCCATAGTTTTCTCCTTTTTGAATTCCGTTTGAATGAAACAGACCGGCGGGGCGTTCGTATAGGCTTCGGAATTGGAAAGATGGGGCTTTGGTGGAGACGGTAAAATTCCCCGCCGGTCTGCTGGAGTCGATTCTGCTTCTTTCGAATTGTTCGAAACAGTTATTCATTTCGGCAAAGTTCAAGCAGGATTTTTGTCTGCCGGGCTCGGGCAATCAGGACGGGATTTGTACCGCTGTTTTCCATCTCTTCAATAACTGCATCAAGTCCGCTCTGAAGCGTGTCAATCCAATCGTCA